TACTAATAGTTCTTTTATAATCATCTGGATATCTCATTCTAAAAAAGTTATTTCTATCTTTTGCATTTCCAAATCCATTATCTGATGCTTGAAATTCACCTTTTTCACCATAAATTGGATTAATAAAATTCATCCACTCTTCAAATAAACGAATTAGTTTATAATCATTATCAACATAAAATGTCAAAGTTACTGGTGCATAAACTCTTCTTGTTGGTATCCTTTCAATAACTCCCTGACGACTTCCTGCTTCTTCTGCAACTTCAAATGTTGCTCCTGGAATTACTGCTTCTGCACAATAAAAATCATAATAAGTATTTTGTACTATGTCATTAGTAAGACCAGATTTATTTAACCATTTCATTAGGGGATCATCACCAGAATTAGTTAGATGCAGAGCAACTTTGAATTGACTGGTAATTGATAATGCACCAAAAATATCTCTAGCACCAGCAAGTCCAACTGCTCCATCAGTTCTTGAAGTAGTCATTTTTACATATAATGGTCCTATCTCTGGCTTGCCTGCAGAGTTCTCCTGTGCCATTTATAAATATTTAAAAAATACCTATACTATGTATGCCACATAAGGATGATTCTGGATATAGACAAGGAAAATTTAGACCACAAAAGCCAGAAAAATACAAAGGAGACCCAACAAAAATAATTTATAGGTCTTCTTATGAATTGAAGTTTATGCAATACTGTGACCTAACCGAAAGTGTAAATGAATGGAGGTCAGAAGAATTTTTTATACCATATATTTCACCAATAGATAATAAAGTCCATCGTTATTTTCCAGACTTTTTTGTGAAATATAAAGATAAAAATGGCAACAATCGAACCTTGGTTGTTGAGATAAAACCAGAAAAAGATTTAAAAATGCCAGAGCAAAATCCGAAAAGAAGAACAAAATCTTGGGCATTTAGAGTTAAAACTTGGGCAGTTAATCAAGCAAAATGGAAAGCAGCAAGAGAATTTTGCGAGGATAGAAAGTACGAATTTAGAATCCTAACAGAAAAAGAATTGGGAATACCAGTACGATGATATCAGACGATATAAAACAACAAGCAGGAAAAAAATTCAGAAGTAGCAATTGGTGGACAAATGCTACAATGAATGAATTGAGGAATTACCAAAAAAGAAATATACATGAGATCGATACTAACTTTATAGTTCCTGGTGATTTAGTTTTTTTCTTATATTCTGCAAAATACCCACAAAAATATCCTTGGTGGGATAGGCATCCACTTTCATTCATTGTGGATGTAAATCCAAGAGAGGGAAGTTTTGTTGGAATCAATCTTCATTACTTAAATCCACAATATAGAGGGGGATTTGCTAAATCACTCCTAAATAAAACAGGAATTTCTAACGCACCAAAAAAGACTATTCACAAATATCTTTTTTCTGGTGTAATGAGTGAATTATTTAAAGTCCCAAAAAATGATTGGGTTGGAGTTTCATTATTACCGACAGAGCAATTCGTCGATAAAAACGGACAATCCGTACCAAAATACCGAGTCTGGGACGCACCTTAATGGGATATAAGTTACTAAAGGACAACTATTACGTATCAGGAATTGCCCCTCTTGGAGTTCCATTGGGATTTGGTTTAAGGTATGATCCAGACACTGGTGATTATGAACTTAAACAGAAAGGTTTAGGTGGAAGTTATGATATTGGAATTGGATTAGCAGTATTTTATAAAAATGGAAGTTGGTATGGTGATGCTCTGAGAGATCCAAAATTGTTTAAAGATGGAAAACCAACAGCATTAGCAAACCAAATCAGTGAAGACATAAGAAGAAAAGTTGGTGCTGCATATGCAAAAGGTGGTGGAGCAAATGCTGGATTGAAACTCAATAAAACAGCATTAGATCCAAAAGGAACTGCAGGAATTAATAACTTTTTTCCAGGAACAAATCCAGGAATTGCAACTGCTGTTCCTGGTGGACAACTTGCTGCATCTCCCCCAGGTTCTTTGCCATCATTCAATGAACCACTAGATTTCCCCAGTGTAAATGAAAAAGATTTATTTGGAACCCAGTCAGTAATCTCAGAAAAATTATTGGTTTATCCTCGTGATATTCTCGAAAGTAAGCAAGATACTCTTCGAATAACAATGTATAATTACTCTGCTCCAAGCGGAACTGATTTATTTGATGGAAAACCAGGTGACATTATAGTAAAAGGATTGCAAAGATTGTCTGGTGCTAAATTCGGGAAAGAAAAACCTATAGGAACAGTTATACTTCCAATACCAAATAATGCTTCAGATTCAAATGCAGTTGCTTGGCAGGAAGATTCTATGAATAATCTTACTGCTGCTATATTATCACAGACTTCTAGTAATTTACCAGGAGCAGCTGCAGGAGCATTGATATCAAGCGTGATGACCAATCTAAAAAACATAAATGTGTCTCAAGCGATATATTACTTAGATTTATTAAATAGAATTGGACCAGACCTAAAAGATCCATCAGTATTAAAACAGGTACAGGCACTAACTGCGTCGCTTTCTCTCAAAGCAGCAAATATAGATATTCCACCAGAAACTATATTATCAAGAGGATTTGGTATTGTACCAAACTCTAATATGGAATTGCTATTTAATTCACCAAAACTCAGAAGTTTTGAATTCTCTTGGAGAATGAGTCCAAGAAGTGAAAGAGAAGCAAGAACAGTGAAAAGAATTATAAGGTTATTTAAACAAGGAATGGCAGCCAGAAAACTAAATTCAGGATCTGGTGCTGGTTCTTCCTCTGCACTACTAGGAAGTCCAAATATATTTAAATTACGTTATACTACTGCCGATGGAAAAGCAATATCTGGTATGAACAGATTTAAACTATGTGCTTTAACTGGATTTGCGGTAAATTACACCCCAGATGGTCAGTGGTCTGCATATGATAAGGGACAACCAGTATCCGTAAATTTGGGTATGGGATTTACTGAATTGGAACCAATATTTGAATCAGATTATCAAACAGAAATATTTGAAAAGTTAAAAGGTTATCCAGATTTAGATCCAATCGGAGCAGACGACGTAGGTTACTAATATGGCATACTTTAGAGAACTTCCAAATTTAGAATATCCATCACCATTCAGTGTAAGAAATTACATTGATGAGTACACAACTGCTAAAAATTTCTTTAGAAGAGCAAAATTAAGAAGTGATGTTGCAGAATTTTCAACTGCGTTCACTTATTATCAAATACAAGATAACGAAAGACCAGAACAAATTGCACAAAAACTATATAATGACCCACAATTAGACTGGATTTTGCTACTTACGAATAATATCAAAAATGTGAATAATGAGTGGCCATTAGATAATGACTCATTATACAAATATATGCTCCAGAAGTATGGATCTGATGAGGAATTGAAGAAAATTCATCATTATGAAACTGTGGAATATAAAGACGAATATGGAAGAATTATTATTGAAGGTGGATTACGGATAGATCCTGCAAAATCTGAAGTAATACAAACAAATGAAACTTCAAATGAATATCTCTTAAATTCATTTCCAAGTGGAAAGAGTAATACTGTCATCACTATTAATCTTTGCCAAAAACTTACGATTTACGGAAAAGATATTAGATCTAGTGAATATCTAGTCACCGATATTCGGACAAACGTTTCATTTTTAAAGATAAAATCCAAAACATCGAATGGATTTGGTGATGTAACTATATTAAATAGTTTAGCGGATTGGCCTTATAGTTGGGGTGGAATCTTAAAAATAAAACAAAGAAATGGAAATGAAGTCGAAATAAAATTAACTGATGCTATAACAGATACAAAAATAAGAATACCAGAAAGACTTTATGAAATCACTGGAACTCTAATCAATGGTGTTCTACAACCAACCTTCAAATTTACTAACGAATTACCAGTATGAAATTTCCCTATCCTGGAATGAAAGTTTTTATTGAGTCTGATAGTCAGATACTAGAGTATCTTGATACTAATGGTGCAATACAAACTGTTAAAAATGTGGTTACTTCTGTAACAAATTACGAATTCGAAGTAAAAGAGAATGAAAAGAAAAGAACAATACTTGTATTAAGACCAGAATATATTGGCTCAGTCACTTATGACATGAAGAACATGATGAAATATGA